CTTCGGCAAACATCGCATCAATTTCATGTAACACCTCAAATAAATCGCCTGGCATTTCAGGCGCTAGGCGCTCTACTTTAGCGTTAGGCATATCGGATGCCAATAAACCACCTGGTCGGTTTAATGCAAAATTCTTTTCATCCAAAATGCCTGTAAAACCAACTAAGCTGGTAGGTGGTGATACTTGCTTGGATAGCAAATCGAGAATCTCGGTCATACGAGCATTGCGAAGTGATTGCAAGAGAATTAACTTTTGACATTCAGATGCTCCCCAATAGTAATCGTATTGTGGGTTAGGACAGATTTGCACAAATGGCAACTCACCCTTTAGGAATAAAGATGCGCCAGGTCGATCATAGATAATGACATCAGGCACAGCCATCGTTACTACTTGGTAGTCAGCCGTTTCATCATTCCATACCCACAACTCTTTCATCTCAATCGTTTCCTCAGCAACCTTGGCTTTGTAACGGTTCATACCGTACAACTCCATGTTGACATTGCCGTAGATGTTGGGATTGGTCTGGCTCATCACAATCCGATTGATTGCTTCAGGAATATCCGATTCTTGTTCACGATAGCCAGAAGTTACACGAGCAACAAGGTCCTCACGCTTAGGGTGAGAATACAGACGGGCATATAGTTCACTCTTAGTGATGTAGTAGGTTTGAACAATCGCTTCTTGCCTGTCTGTATAAGGGGTATCTTCTCTGAGCACGCCTAAAGCAGAAGGTTCAATCATGTACGGATAAATACCGTTGTTGTAAACCAACTTAATAAAGGTGCTGTTGTAAACCAAGGACCAAGTTAAGGCACTTGAAAATACTTGGTCGGCATTAGAGTTTAACCACTCATCATTTAACGCTTGTGTTAGAACAGGTGCTTTTTTATGTTCCATATCAGGAACAGAAGCACCAATGTTAATTGAGAAGCGAGTGGTTTCAGCAGAATACAAAAAGCTAGTTAACTGATCGAGATGGGGATTGATTTTATTAAAGTACGCTGGCGGTTCTTCAGGTCCAGCGCCAAATAAAAAGTATGCCCGTTGGGTGGAGTAATCGCCACGCCTTTCTTCTTTTGATACTAGACACTTTTGCATCAAGTCTAGGTAGAAGTATTCTCGCTCAGTATTATTTGACGGGATTCTCATTTTTTGATTTGCAAGTTATCAGGATCTCTCATAGTACCACCAGCTAAAGTAGTAGGTCCTGTTTTAATCCCTGCTTGTCCTGGTGTCAAGCCCACTTGTTCTGCTTCTTTACCTAATGATGGTCCAACGGGTTGAGCAAACTTGCCAGCAAGGATAGATTGCATATTCATGCCGTTTTGTCCACCACCCCAGATCGCTGCATCCCCCGCCCTTGGTTCTCTTGGACCTTCTTGTGGCGGTTGTGGCGCTGTTGGTTTGATTCGATCTTTGTCAACGCCTTTTTTGCGGGTGGCGTACTTTTCGGCTTGGGCGTACTCTTTTTCGGTGAACTTGTTTTTACGGGTAAGGAAGTTTTCTTGGTGCTCGCCTTCCCTCGTGGTTTTGATGTCCGACATACCGAACTCGATGGCGAGTTGCTTGGTGGATTTATCGGTAAATTTGGTTTTGGCGCTGACCAAGTTAGGAGCTTGCAAAAATACGACCATAACTTCTTCATAGCAACCTTTCATTGGGCATTTAGCCTGTTTAGATTCAAAATACCCATGTACTGCACAATGATAATCATTTATTACTGCCATTTCTATCCCCTTTCAAGCTGCTCGTCAAGTGTTGATCCTAAATAATCATATTTGGGCTTAATCCCTATTTTCAATGTGATTTTGCCGTTAACCACCTGTAAATTGGTGGTTTTCTCTAATACAGGCGCAGCTTCTTTACGATATTGCACAAACCTGGTGTTATCTCGGTTTTGCATGATTGCTACCTCGCCATTTACCCATTCGGTATAGGCTTTGGACACTCTGCGCTGGATATACTCAGTCAAAGGTTCGGTTTGATACACAAAGACATCTTTGAGGTGGCTTTTACTAATGCCAGCTAACTCTGCAAACAGATCTATGGATATTCCACGCTCTTTGTCTTGCAAGAAGCGTTTAATCGCTTTGCGTAGGGTAACTTTAGGTAGGGTTGGCATCATTGACCATATACTCCAATGCGTTTTAAGTAATCACTTACATTGCGCCCAACGGTGAGTTGCTCTGCGGTAAAGTCATCTTGGGTGCGAGAGATATTCTTAGTAATCTTCTGGGCAATCAATCTAGGCTGGACTTGCTCGGCAAAAGCAGCGCAAGCTAGGGCTGTAGCAATCACCCTGTCATCTTTATTGCGCCCTGATGCTTCAATAGATCCGCCATCCCGAACCATGGTTTTCATTTCCTCAATGGTGTCCATGTCGTATATATCCATCATGCCACGCTCAAAAAAATCTTTCATATAAGAAAGCATCCTCTCTTTTGTAGCGCTAGTGGTTAGCCAACCAATCGAATTGGACATCCCGCCAAGGGTATCGTTCCTGCGCCAGATGTAATTTTGCATATTGGCGTACACATCCATGAGGTCTTTACCCATAGCGCTACCCATTGCAGCAGCTTGGCGCTTGAGGTTTTTAAGTTCATTGATGACCGCTTGCCCTGGACCATTGACTTCTAAGTTCAATGTGGAGTTTTTATAAGCGCCAGCTAGGTGAGCGATCACCCAAGCGAACTGGTAAGTGTTCATTTCCGAGGTGGCAAAGCAAGCTACCTGTTCCAACCCATCGGCATAGACACGAAAGACCTGGATACAAAACCGATCAGCCCAATCGCTAGAACCGTAAGCAGGATCAGCGCCAATACAGTAATAAGCAGTATCAACAGGTTCTTCCCATACTTTGAGGGTAGCCAAGCGTTCAGTTGACTTGACCACTTCGGTATCTTGGAAGTTAACGCCAAAGTTATAACGGTAATAGCTGCAATCAATCTTTTTAAGTAATTTGACAGCATCAGTACACCTCGCATTAGAAAAAAAACTCGTTCCCGTCATTACAAAAGCGTAGTCCTCGGTTGGCGGAAACTCCTGGTACATTAGGCTTTCATCTTTAATACCCTCACTCATCTTCCAGCGCCACCAGGCTAATTGACGGGAATTGATTTCAAAGTTATAGAGCTTTTTAATATCCCGTACCCATTCCTTTTCTTCTCCTGTCATGCGCCCATCCCAATAGACTTTGTAAATTGGAGAGTTGGGATCAGCCATGTACAGCTCATTGCGCCACCAGCCACAAAAGATGGCTCTTTGCGTTCTAGCCCTTTTAGCAGTCACATACATATCGTGGAACATATTGAACCCCCGAGCTGTCGATTCAAAGATGTACATCCGATCTGGGTTGGTTTCCGCCAAGGAAGCTAGTAAGGAAGCTAGTCCTTCTTCATCTCCCCAGGAGCTTGTTTCTGTACCATGAAGGTAAGTGATAGCCTTTCCCCGACCAAGTGAACCTTTTGCTCTAAGCCCAGCGACTTGATAAAACAAACGGCTGCGATTCTTGAGGGAAAGCTGATTCCGATTGTGGGCAAGTAACGGGATTCGATACTCTTTGGGTAAACCTTCCATATACATACCGAGGGTTGATCGGAACATATCTCGGTTTTCCTCTGTGTCCGTTGTAAGTGTTCCCTGTAATCCTGGGTGTGTAAAGTGCCAGTAGAGATCGAGTGCGAGTGAAATAGTGGTGATTCCAAGTTGCCTTCCTTTCAGAATGACGAAAAAATGGACATCTTCCTCTAAGCCTTTAGAGATCTCATCCATCACATAGGTTTGCGTACCCAGTAAGTGATCCATTTTGCGTAAGCCTTGCTCTTTGGTTTCAATCTTGAGCTGCTTACAAAAGTGGTAAAACTGGTTTAAATTAAACTTGTTCATTACTTACCCAGGGTAATACTCCGTTGTGCCTTTTGAGCATTTCTGCGTTGCCCGCTTCAAAGAACTCTTTTTGAACCCCGCAGTTACCACCTAGTCTAAAGTTAAAAGTGTGCTTTAGGGTAGCTGCAAACTTGGGATACACTTGTTTTGCAATGGCATAAAAATGTCTGTCGTAATCTGCTCCTGGTTGGCTGACTACGCTACAGATCTTTTTTAGGCAATCTGTTTTCATCCCCCACATACAAAAATCAACAAAATGGTGATTGGCATTTATCCATACGGGAGATGCTTCGCCCAAGGCTTCACAGTTATCGTAAAGCAGAAAATCCCCTTTTAAATCACATATTTTGCGAAACGAATACGCCCAGTCATAGCCTTCTTCAATTCTTGCCATAATGGTCTGTACATGATTCTCCTCATACCAATCGTCATCGTTGCAAAAGAAAGTAACATCTTCGTTAATCATGTGTGGCGCAGCAGCGCACCAGCGTTGTCCAAGATAACCATCGCCACCGATCTTGGCATCCCAATAGCACAACAAAACATCGGGATATAAACGCTTTAACTCGGCAAACTTATTAAAGTCTTGGTCGCACAACAAATAATGCTGGCAAGGATAGCTCTGCGCTTTAACGCTGGCAATACAATGCGCTAACTCTTTAGGGCGCTTGCCGTTCGTAACGGTAATGACGGCTGCGGTTTTCAATTATGCTTCTCCAAGCGTTTTGATTCAAAGTGCGGTAAATCCCAATAAGCGACCTTGAGCCTAGCCGTATGGTTCTTGGCTAGGTCAATTAAGCCCTGATAGGTCATCTCGCTAAAACGCTCACGCCACTCGGCAGTTAGGGCAATCTTTTGCTTTTTAGTACGGCAAGAAAGCGCTCTCATCATCTCGGTTTTGTACATCAAGCGCTCTTGATGCAAGTCCTCAATGCCTTGCATCGCCATCCTCTGGACCATCTAACAATGATTTAAGGTACTTAATTTCAGCTTCTGCTCGCAGTAATAGCTTAGAACTTTCCCCATGCACCCGCATTAACTCATGAAAAATGGCATCTTTTTCCATTTGCCAGATCCGTTGCATATACATCTTTTTAGCCTGGTCATCCGCCTTTTCAATGTAGTCATCTACCGAACTCATTTCATGGTTCATTCTGTTCTCCATACTCTTACTCCCATTCCTTCTTTGCGGGCAATAAACCTCATCCCTGTTAACTTGCTGACACGATAATTGTTATTACAGACAATCTGAATCCTCGCTTCTGGCACAAGAAAGCTCTCCCCTATATCCATTTGCTTGTAGGGATAAATATTGCGCTTGCGATCAGGGGGGATTGGGATATTCTTTTCTATTGCTATACTCATATCTTCTATTCCTTTCATTAACCTACATCATACTACTACATGATACACACATACAATGAATATCACCTAGGCGATCAACTGGTTCATCTTCACTATTTGAGGAAGGTTTGTGAGAATCACCCTCATTTGGAGTTCACCCACCATTGCAATCCTAAGCACCATGAGCAATTACGCCCTTTAATTGAAGATATGCCAATGGAGATCGGGGATCTCTACATTCCGCCAGGCGCAATTAACGCTTGGGTTGGTCATGCCAACTTCTTTTATGAGCATCCTGATAGGGCAAATTGGGTAAAATTCATGTTAGCGTGGTTTGAAAGGCTGTCTTTTGTCTTAGAAGTACCCTCGCCTATAGCTTGCAGGGATGAGCTATTGTTCGATTACCCCGCCTTAAAGGGGTTGGCTACGCCCTCCTATGACTACCTTGTCATCAACAGTCCTCCCAATAGCGGGCAACTGCCTGATTACCAGCCAGAGTTCTTTCATTCCCTGGTACGGGAGTACCTTAATAACGGTAAATCGGTGATTACTACGCACCCTACTGGGATGACGGAATGTACCCTAGACATGGGGTTCTCTGTAACCGACATTGGCAGCCTGAGTCGTTCTGTAGATCACATCATCGGGGTTGCTACTGGTCCAATGTGGACTACTTTTAATACCTACAACCTGGCTACGGTAAAGACACGCACTTTCTACTGTGCTCATCAGACGGTGAACTTAACGGATAACACCACCACGCTTCATAAAATCTAGTTTTTTTTCTGGGGGGATAGCGTTGGGGGGTACGCACCTAGCAGTACCATGCCCAACTGCGTGTTCCTGCTGCTGGTTGTGCGCTGCTGTGATTCTGTCCGATTCCCAAAGCCAGTCCAAGCCATGACGAGCAGTCATGACAGTCATTTGAACGGCTATCCAGTCCATTTTTAGAGTTTGCGTGAGGGGAGCGTGTAGAGCATCTACCCGCTATTCAGTCTTACGACCTAACCATCTAAGTATCTATTTACTAACTTCTATATAAACTAACCTATACGATAGATGATTTCTATATAGTCTATGTAGTATATAGAAGATACTATATAGACTATGTTGCATATTTGCAACTCAGGGTTTGTCATAAGTAAATAAATATTTACTTCATCAATCTAATGCTTATAATCATATCTATGAGAACTAATCTCATAACCTAATTTAAGGAAAAATTATGCAAAACGCTTATAGAGTAGTAAGTATTTGGACTGATGGATATAAACAAGTAGAAGGTTTTTACAATTCAGAAGTAGATGCAAGACAAGCAATTATTGAAGAAGAACTTTGGAAAGATCCTCAATATATTAAGTGCGAAATTTACAAAGATTTTTAACAGATCGAAACAACCCGCAAGGGTTGTCTAGGTGTCATGCACCTACTGACGAGATCGTATTACCTAACTTAACAAAGGAGTATCAATATGGGAAACAGAACAGTAATTAAATTTGATGGCACTACTCAAGGTATCTACTTGCATTGGAATGGTGGAGTAGAGAGCGTGCAAGCGTTCTTAGACTGCGCCAAGCGCTATGACTTGCGTGGTGGTTCTTACGGATCAGCCAGACTGTGCCAGATCATTGGCAATTACTTTGGGGGTTCGCTCTCTTTAGGAGTAGATGACATCCATCACTTAGATTGCGACAACGGAGATAACGGGATGTTTACGATTGATTCCGCTAAATGGGAGATCAGAAAACGAGAGTATGTGCCAAGTTATGTAAGCCAAGAAAAGTTTGACAAGCTGTATTACATGGGAGTGTTTGAGGAGTGCTGCAAAAAGAATGATGCAGTTTTCGAATACGAAGAAAAGGTAGTGCAAGCAGCCTAGTTGTATCTTATAAACCCTTAGTAATAGGGGTTTATAGGATTGCAATTAAGCAATCATTACCTAATTTGGAGATTTCAAAATGAATTATTACATCGGAAAACTAGAAACAACTATAGCGGGCTATGATGCTGGCTACACTTTTAAATTTAAAACTGATCGAGATCCTGATGAGTATTTAATTATGGTTTGCTCTACTTTTTGGGGAGATCCTGATAACCCTTCATCTGATGATAGTTTTAGTTTTTTTGGGGGTTCTGTTTGGGTAAGCCCTTATGACTGGCAAAAAATCAGCGCTCAAGTTTACGAGGAACTCACAATTCTTAATCAAATCAACTTAAGGCACGAGGTAACAGTATGAGCGCTAAAGTGAAATATAACGCTTACTGCTACTGGTGCGCTAAACAAGGCTTAACCGCCTTGTCTTTCAATGCTTGGAGTTCAACTGTAAAAAAGGGGGTTTTATATGTATGAGATTCAACACTTTACGCTTTGCGATGGATGGATTAACACTTGGATAAATTGGGATGACGAGGGAAACTGTCAACCAGAAACCTTTGAAACCTTTGCAGACGCTAGCATGGCATTGGATGAATTTCTAGAAGATGAGTTGATGGAATTTGAAGCGGGCAATATCGAATCACCTTATGAACGAGAGGAATTTCGCATTGTCAAACTTGAGGAGATTACAGCATGAAAGCCAATTCATTAGAAATATTCTTATTAAGTCCTGATGATTTAGCGCATTGTCCTTATGACGGAGCAAGGATGGATTTATTAGAGCAGCACTCAACTTGGACTATTGAGGAGTGCTTGCATTGTGGAAAAATATTTCAGTTTGAAATTGATGAGGAGCAACTTTATGAACTATAAAGATTCAACCATAGATAAGGTAATACTTATAGCCTGTGCAATAACGGTAGTTCCTCTTATTTGCCTGTTTTTAGCGCTTTAATCTAAAAGTTGAGGGGGTAGTATCACCCCTCACTTTTTATCGTCTGTAATAGCTTATTTCACTTGTGCTTAAATTTTAAGCATTGGTCGTAAGTTATACGATCTACTTATAATAGATATAGAGATAGAATAGATATAGATACCTTATAGAATACGAAGTATAGAATACGAAGTATATAAGTCGTATAGACAATAGACTATATATATATATAGACTATGCAACTCATTCCAAGAGTTATCCACAAGTTATCCACAGACTTATCCACAGAGGAGCAGTAAGTGTTACGCCTGTGTGTGTAGTAGATTAGCAACAAGAACTAAATTATTTGCATGAACTTATATAATCGTGTATTGTCGTTCATGTAGTAACCATTTAAGACCTAACTAGAGAAGGAGTACCCAGTATGGAATCACAATACTTTTGTGTGGATTGCAAACACTATCAGAGCGATGACAGCACTTGCGCTCGGACAGCCAGACTAGACCTAGTGCATGGCACAACCCGCTTTTCCCTTTGCACTAATGAGCGTGGCTGGAATACAGCCGACAGTTGCGGAGAGATCGGCAAATTCTTTATACCAACTCAAAGACCATTGTATTCATTCGATGAAATGGATGATCTTTCTAACATACCTTTTGGGAGATAAGCATGGGCAGACCAACTAAACAACAGC